GTTGCTACGAGTTCTAATGATAAATCTGATGAAAATGTTGATGCCATATTAATAAGGTTTTATTGGTGTCCAAACCATTGTTGCTCCTGGTACTATATTTGTCCATGTAATAACCCCTGGTTCCACTGTGTCTAGTGTTAGACCTGAACCTGTAGGACTTACATTTGCGTCAGCAGTTATTGTAACATTACCTGTAGCCAAGGTCAAGTCAACACCTGAAGGTAAAACATCTATGTCTATGTTAACTTCTACGTTGCCTGTATTTAAAGTTACTTGAGATCCTGTAACAGTGTGATCTACATCTGTTCTAATACTTAAAGTTCCAAGTCCTAAAGTTAATGGATTTGCTGTTAAATTTTCAGTTACAGCGTCTGCGATAACACCTGCGCTACCAATACTAATTGAAACCTGATTACCTGTTACAACTACTGCAACATTACCCTCAGTCGTAGAGGTTGCAAATGGTAATGTTGATATTGCGTCAAATCCTAAACTCATAAAAATTCCTTAAAAGGAGACAGGGGGTATGTGGTGGTGCCCTGCCTCCATCTAAGGATTATATCATCGTTTGAACCAGGAAGGAAGACCTAAATGTGGACGTTTGTCAAACATGTTATCTTTAGCTCCCGGTGTCTTACGATTGTTATAATGCAAAAAAACTTGCACGCATTCTTTGCCTTTAAATTTTTCTCTCCAATGTTCTAGCTCACAACCAGAATAAACTAGCATATCTCCTGGTTTTAAATTTATTTTGATACCTTTCTTGCCAACTTCTCCAGATGGCTCTAAATATATTGGCCAATCATCACCAGCAAGATTCATGGTAGTTGATATCTCACAACTAAATCTATCTTTGTGTCTTTTAAGTTCATCACCTTTTTTATATATTCTCGCATATGTATAAGCTGGATATAGTTTTAATCCCGTAGCTTTCTCCATATCTGGCTGACATTTAAGTAATAAAGTTTCCATAGCCATATTAGCATA